CGTCTTTGACAAGATGAAACAATCACAGCAAACTAAAATATCCAGAGTTGCATCCGACTTAGCTGCTCTCCATCAAGGATTCTTAGGATTCATGGCTCAGACCAAGAATGCGAAATACAAGTATGTCTGATTTATAATCAGAATAATCAACACAAAAAAGGCGCTTTATATAAAGCGCCTTTTTTTATGGAATGATTGATAGTTTTAGAAGTCCACTCTTACCAGAAAATGTGTTTTGCTTTATGTAATCATGGGATACTTCTCTCATGTCTTTATCAATGCACATTTCATTAAAATCTTTATACCTTTTGCCATCAACAGCGGGCCATATAAATACATGCTCTCCAGCTTTTAATAATTCTTCACTTTTCAAGCGACTTGCACTGTCTAGATATTGACTATCTAAACACCATATAACTTGAAAGAATTTGAATTGGGATAATTGCTGTCTTTGCTTCTCATTGAAGAAATTACCCCCATCTGTAATTCCGGCGACAGCGACTCCGTTTTTAACGAAACAAGCGTCTAAGGGGCCTTCAAACGCGAATATGGCATCACTGTGCTCTGCATCGACTTTATGTATGTTGAAAAGGCTCTTATCAGCGTTGAATTTAGATATGTATCTAATTTTCTCATCCCAATCAAACACTTTACGACTTTGATAGAATACTATTTTACCATCCAAATCTTTGAATGGAATAATCAATCGATTTTTATGAGTTCTATCTTTCAATGATACATAAACGGCATCTGGTTTATTAACCGATCTCAATAAATTTCTAGATTTCAAATATTTCAACATATTTAAAACCACGCTATTCTTTGAATAGAATGATACCTGAGATTTATCAAAAAGATTAATGCAATCTTCTGGCAATGAAGGAACATTAATTTCCACTTCAGGTTTATCAAAGTTTGAAATGTCCAACATATCGAACTCCCCCTGAGTTACCTCATCTGAAACTTCAGACATCGACATGCCACTAACCTTTAAAATCCAAGTCAGTGGTTTACTAGACCATCCACAATTATGACAAAATATCAAATCATTAGAAGGGATGTAAAAACATCTTCTCTTTTTGCCAAAACTCTTCCCTTCTTTGCAAATGGGACAACAGCATTGGTATGTGTTGTTGTATTCGTTTTGAATTGGATATGGTCCAATTTCGAAAAACTTAGAAACTACATAATTCTCAGGTAATACCAGAGGATTTTGCGTTTTCTTCGAATTGAGCCCGCGTAATATTGCGGACATATCTAGGAACCCTTTTGACATACTCGATTATACCATTGTCGAGGGCGAAGTCAAACTCCGAAATTGGAACTGTTCGATTTTCCATCAAAGGAGTCGATAGAAATTCATAAGATCCGTCTTTTTTATGCATGAATATAAAAAGTTGACCAGCATAGTCGCCGGTTTGAACAGCGTATGCGTTTCCGAATCTTATCCCTTTAAATAATTTAAATTTCATCAATCCATGTCACTCATGAACTTACCAAACTCTTTAATAAATGATTGTTCGAGTGCTGATTTATCCATGGCAGTTTTAGTAATTGTTAAATTAACACAATTGCCATCAATATCATAACCTATAAGTTTAAAACATGTTAGAAACTCACCTAGTGATGATATGATGGCTTGATTTATCTTAACTCTATTAGGCTTACTCCTAGTATCTTTCAATTTCATTTTAAGAGAATCGATTAATAACTGTTTAATATCATCGTCGGTATAATCTGATTCGGAGTCTTCCATAATATAATTATTTAATTCATTTTTTAAGAAACTCATTGTCCTCTGTTTTTTGAGGAACTTTCTTTTCTAATAGTGTTGTGATGATAATTTCCATCGAATTAGTTTTCAGATTGTAATTTTTAGGAAATTGATTTCCCCCATCGTTGATTTCGAAAACTACATCTCCTTTAAACTCTTTGTTTTCATAACAAGTTATTAAAACGCTTCTATTTCCCGGATCTACCATAACAGTCCATTTTCTTGGATCTTGATATGAGTATTTATTAAAAACCCGAATTGCGATGAATCCGCAATCTCGAAGTCTTTTCATGAAATAGCCCATAGTTGATATTTTGTTTTTAACAATCATAATTATTTTATTAGAGTGGATATGATATAATTTAGATTAACACTGTCATATTTCAACTCGAATTTACCGATTCCAAGCTTGGTATTCATTTTAAGTGTCACATCAGCATCTTTGGGAAGTACCAGCAATCGAACATTGTCAAGATTCATAATGAATTGATCCAAATCGAAATCAACCGGTTGGCCTATAACACTGAACACATCACTGTTAGCTATAGTTTTATCTTGTATTGACCATATCAAATGTTCATCTTCAGTGTACAAGTGTAATTTTTTAATTTTAGAAAACGAAGATGCTGATTTTAAGAACGCTGATATGAATTGTTTGGTGAATTTAACTTCAGCATCGTACTTTAAACTTTGAAGTTTGGCAAGACTTGTCTTGCTCTTCATTATAACACCATCTTCGTATAGATGATACTTAAATTTAATGTTTGTACCTCTGTATTCTATATTGTTCTTGTTTAAGATGAGTTCTAGAATATCACTAGTCCCACACATTTTTAATGCGGAGTGTAGTTTCATCAATGATGGGATATTTAATACTTCTTCACTATCACAATCCACTGGCATCGTGTTCCATAAGAACAATGACGCATCTAAGTTAGTTCCAAGAGCGGAAATTCCGCCATCCTTAATGTGAAGAATGGCGGAATCGCTTAGGTGTGATAGTGAATCTATGAAAAATAGAAATTCAGCTTTGTTTACCTTTATTTTTGTCATCTTTTGTTGTGAGTGATATTAACACATCAATTTTACTATTCAACTCTTTCAATAATTTGTTTTGAGCTTCTAACAAAGTATTTGTGACATCTTGCTTGCTTTGATTGAAGTTGAACTCAAGTTGATCACCTTGATCGACAGTTTGTTGACCAGTTGAATTATGATCAGGATACGCAACCAATGGCTGAGGTTGCTGCTGCACCGGGGGTTGTTGATATACAGGAGCCTGATACACAGGTTGCGGGCGCGGATGCGCTTGATGGGCTCTGAAATCCCTCTCAAGCGCATCCTGAATACCCCTAGCTATTCCTGAATCTGGTATACCATCCGTTTTTGGTCTGGAATCGTTGTAATACATACCGTCAATCTCTTTGCTCATAGCAAAAAGAGGACCGGCAAATTGAATCAACGTATTTTTATCTTCAGGAGTTAGCATATATTAATCATTTAGTTCAGATAGCAACTTGTCAATATCATCATCGGATGGATCTGATGATGGTGTGTTACTTTTTTGTGGGAAAGTAAACGGAATATCATCATCACTATCTGAATCATCATGCACAACTTGGGTCTTATTAACTGGAGGAGCGCTTGGCTTCACACCTTCGGTCTTTTTACCGTAAAAATGAGCATCTAGAATTTCTTGAAGTTCATCAAAGGTCTTCTTTGGATAAATTGCTTCAAGATCATATGCAGAAGCATAAATCTTATCAATCTGCTCATCGCTCAGGCTAATTTGAGGCTTATTGTAGAAGCCAGAAGATGCAAATGTTACGAAATCTCCGCTTTGTTCAGCCTTGATCTTCAAGTTTGCACCATCTTCTCCGATATCAAAGATACGGAAACCGAATTCTTCTGCGCCATCGCCAGTCAGAGCATCGTCGATGATTTTCTTGATCTGAGGTCCAATTCTCAGAACCTTTACAGTGCCATTGTTTTCAGGATTTGATGGATCGTCAATGACATAAACATTAGCGAACCAATTTTCCTTACGACGAATGATTTTACCAAGTTCCTTTTCATTCTTATCATCGCTCTTGATGAGAGACCAGAAAGTATCGGTGATTGGATCACGCTCACCAAAGGTTTGAAGTGAAAGAGTTGAAATATAACTTCCAGTGGTCTTGCTCTTCCAACCGTGGGTATAGTGGTGAAAGAATGTCTTCTCTGGATCTTCTACATTTGGAATGATTCTGAGAGTGTATGTCTTTCCAGCTGGAAATTTCATAACATTCGCAAAAGCGCCTCCTCCTGAAGATTCAGTAGTCTTGTTTAGAGCGTCCTTGATTTTCTCAAACATGCTCGCGTTGAATTTATTTTTAGTACTCATTATTATTTTAGTTTATTTTTAGTTTTTGGTTTGTTTATTAGTTTATATGCGATTATTGTCATCCCAGTTATAAATGCCATGACAAATATAACCAAAGAGACTGGTAATATAATTGGGAGCAGTGTCCATCCCCAGCTAATCTGTATAAGTCCTGTTAATTTAAGTAAAATCAGAACAAGTGTGATGTATGCTAGGTATTTCATGTGCTTCAATCGATTACCCCTTTAATTTACTCAACTCTTGGGAAAAGTCAAGCCTTCTTTTTCGGAAGTTTTTTTCGACTGTTCAAGTATTTCGTGACATACTTGCTTTTGACAAGGCTTGGATCGAAATCCAAGAAAGTTTTAACCACCTCGAAATCTGTATCGAGAGACAATAGTCTCTTCAATAATTCTCGCATCTTCTCGTTTTGCAATGTGTATACGAAAACATTCTGCACTGACATTTTTTTACCTTGTAAATTGACAATGAATGTACAGTAACACATAAACAGATGCATCTGTTCAGTTTCTATCATGCTGTTGGATGGATCGTTCATTGTAGTGGTTCTAGTGTGGTTGTAAATTCTAAAAACTTGGAGGTGATTTGTCCACCTGATGCAAATTCACTACCTCCACCTCCGCAAATGTTAGTTGCCATAAATACTATATCGGATTTTGAATCCTTACGCTTTCGAAATGATACAAATTTAGTATTTAAATTAACAACTATCACGATATCTGGAGAATATGCTGATAAAATAGATGATGCAATCTCAGAGGCACTGAAGTTTGAAAAGGTAGCTAATACAGAGTATCCTTTATATGTTCCTTTGAATATTTCAAGATTGGAAAGTTCTTTCTGTAATTCATTTTCGAATATTTCAAACACTTTAATTTCACCATCTGTGAATGGTTTAAAGCCATTCCAGAAATTATTAACAAAATTATAGAATCTCTGCTTTCCGCTTTTTCTAAATAAAGCATTTAGTATCTTACTCTCTGTTAATTTTAAATTATAGCTATTGTAATCATCAATTATAGCTACTAATTTTTGAATATCCTTGGAAAAATTGAATGATTTACTGAATTTTTTATATAAAAGTTTAGAACATGATGATGTTCTCTCTTGGAGCAATGATGATTCGATGACTTTCACGATATCATCGCTATCAGATACGAATACCACTTTTTTATCATCAAGTCTATTGATCAAATTCTGATTCAAAGGCATTCCAACTACGAAAACTTTATCATAGTTTTGAAAGTTGTCGTCATACCAGTTGAAATACTCTTCTTCGAAATTTCCAAAAAATACAGGCTTATATTCAAACTTTTTGAATATATTTCCAAGTAATATCGTAGATCCGACGCCATCTAAATCGGAATTTACCCATAAAAAAACGTTCATGTATCATACAATTTACTTCAATCTGCGAATTTTTCAAGTAATGAAACATCATCACCTCCAAAAGAATTCAATTCTTCATCGGATTGCTCAATAGTGAGAGTATTATAATCAATTCGCATTGGTTGAACCATTCCTCTCGGACCATATCGATTTTTCATCATGCCCAATCGGATGATGTTCATTTCTTGATCTTCTTCATTTTGGAAAATTGATAAGATCACATCAGCAGTAGCCGCCAACCCGATTGATTCAGACAATCCTTCCATTCCGGGATTGTTTGTATTGTAAGCTGATCGATTAAGCTGAGTTGCTGAAATTATAGGACATTCAAATTCATAACTCATCGCTCGAACTTGCTCGCAAATATATTTCACACGCTCATACGAATTAGTCCCAACAGTTGAATGCAATAGGTTGACATAATCAATAACTATAGCGTCAACTTTCTCACCACTGTCCTTAAATTTTTTGACAAATGAACTTAATTGCTTTGGAGTGACTGTGCTCGGTGGGAATTCCTTAATGAAAATCTTTCCATTCGGAATTTCGCTCTTTCTTTTTGAAAGTAAGCGTTTCAGTGAATCTGTAGCATTCTCAAAATCTTTTAAAGGAACTCCTGTCAAGTTGGAAGACATTCTCTTGGCATAAAGCATCTCGCTCATTTCAAGTGTGATGACCAAAACAGATTTATTTTGCTTTGCAATGTTTATCGCTGCATTTCCCAAGAAAATACTCTTACCGATATTAGCCTGTCCTGCATAGATATACAATCCTTTACCAGTTTCTCGGTATCCGCCACCCAGCGCTTCGTCTAACCATTCCCATCCAGTGGATATACAGGATTCCACATTCAGAATATCATCAATCAATAAATCAGCATCGCAGAATAGCTCCATGCCTTTATCTGAAATCAAATTGATATTACAAGATGTCTCAAACTGAGTTAAAATTTTAGAAGTATCTACAATTCCCTCGGAAAGTTCAGATGCGACTTTGAGAAGAGTATTGTATACGCTTTTTTCTTTTAGAAATCTTTCAGTATTATCATACAATTCGTCTTTGTTCAGGTTTTTATCAATATCCTTGAACGATAACAGCAATTGTTTAAATCCCTCTTTGAGAGAATCGTCAGTGAGATAAGTTTTCACCTCCGAAATCGTAGGAAGCGTTTTTCTTCTTTCGTAGAAATCTTTAACGATTTCAAAATAAGTAGCGATTCGCTTATCCTCGAAAAATTCAGGTTTAATATAATCAGCTATCGATGTAAGATACGACGAGTCGATGATTGACTGACGCGCTATTATTTTTTCAAAGTATTCTAAGTCAAGATTCATATTTATTCAAAAACCAACGTTCCCCTTCTTTCCATTCTTCTGTAAATTCACGCAAGCCGGGTGATTCATGCGTGATGTTGATGTCACCGACACCCACTCGATAGCCCAGTTTATGCGCAGCGCTTGAAAAGTCAAGATCGTAAAAATGAAACTTGGATGGATTGCTTTCGTCAAATTTCACATTTTCCATCACAGTTCGATTCATCGCCATGAACACACCATCAATCATGACAACGCGATGGGGATATGGTCCGAATGGAGTCATTTGCTTCTTTTCGGAAGTCCCGTGAGCGACTGCTCCGTGTAGTTTTCCAGAGTTGAATCCACCTCCCATCAAATGCCAAAGCGCTGGTGTTTTTATTTCAACTGATGAAGCACCAGCAACGCCTATTAGATCAAATTTCTCAAATAATTTCACCAATTTGGGTCGTGGATCATGCTCTAAAACAACATCGTCGTGTACGAATACCAGCGCATCCCAATTTTCTTCCAATGCGTGTTGTATAGCTTTATTATACACAACCGATAATGATTCTTTATTCTCTAGAGCGAATGCTATATCGATATCTATATCGAAATTTTCAGTGCTTTTTAAAAGCGTGGTGTCTTTTGCATCTGTTTTTTGAGACGCTGAGAAAAATGCGATCTTTTTGTACTCCATATCCAATGCTATCATCAGCTTTTTGCTTGTCAATCTGGTAAATACAAATATGGAAAAAATCAAATTTGATTACTTGCTTGAATGTTTAGAGCAAATCGACGAAATGGCCAAACAGCCAACGACATATGGAGTTTTGAATAATACATTCAGTCAGGTGAGTCCGATACTTAAAGAGATAGATCCACTAGGATCATCATCAGCGAGAGAAGTTTTATTTAGAAAAACTGTTATTGGAGTATACAACGATATGACGGGAGAGTTTAAATATACACTTCCAGCCATTAATAAACAAATTAACAACCTTGTACATACTACATTTAAAAAAATATATCCAAGATCTGAAGATTTCGACATCGCAACATTTGAAGATCTATATCCAGATTCTGAATCAGATCCCCATTACGATTCTGCATTCAGATTAGCCGAAGCCATCGCGTATAGTGTGTATTATCCAGACTTTAAAAAATTATCATCTGATGCGTTTTCTAAATTGCAACTTCCCAAGGCAGTGCAAAAAGAGTTAATGGAGATTATGGATAATATATCAAAAACCAAATCCAATCCTTCTAAGTTAGATGGATTATTACAGCAAAGATTTGATATGATTAATAATCCAGATGATTCTGATGCTGCTGTGTTGGGTCCATTGGATGTGATTAAATTTGTAACAAACAGTAACGATACCAGTGATAGAGGTCTGAAAGATACATATCAAATATTATTTGTTTCAAATCCAAGATCATCTGAAATTGATCAAGATGTCAAAAAAAGACAAGAAATAATAAGTTCACAGGAGTTTAAAGATAAACTAACAATGGATACATTTCGTTACTATCGT